TCACGGAACGCAATACGTTTTCCTATAGGAGTTATACGAACCAACGGAGCAGGATTATCTGCTATCCACAATAAAGGCTTATTAGCTTCTATGTATTCCTCACGCTTTAATTGTCGTAACCATTTCTTTATTTCATCTTCTAATGGTGTATGTCCTATTAGTATAAGTGGATCACAATAATCTTTTAATTCTGCTAGTACGATTAGTAAATGTTGTTTAGTTTTGATTTCCTTAATGTCCATTATATCCTCTGGTTTACGCTCTGGTGCGTTTGAATGTGTTTCCCTATGTCAATATATATCCCAAACTAGTTAGACGATCTGGTGGGATATGGTGCGTCCTATCTGTGTATCATCATGCAACACAGTTAGTTATTCCACCGTAGCTTTTGTGCTGATAAGTCATGTGTTATTTTACCCTGCTGTTGCAATGCTTGTATAGCCTCAAGTAGTTGTGTAGCACTTGCATCATCCGCAAACATCTGAGCAACAGTAGAGATAGGAACACTCTGGAATTGCTCAACAACGGTTGCCAACCTTGATTGTACAGCCGCTAATGGGTTAGCACCTACTCCCGCAAATACTTGTGGCATACTTTCTTCTGCCTTATGTAAGTATCCTATAGCACGTTCTAAGTCTTCTAATTCAAGTATCTGTGAACTGCCACGACTAGCACAACAAAGCATTGATAACTTAAACAAATGCGTAGGACGCCTCTGAACATAATAGTCAAGTCGTGGATCAACAAAGATTTGTCTGCTCTCACTATCCGCATACCACTTATAATAACGTTCCTCATATTCTTCCGTAGGAACAAACTCACCTACAATATTTCTAATCTCAGCTAAATCTTGAGCAAGTAACTCTCCAAGTCTGATCTGTTCATTTGAGAGGCTAGGCTTGAGGACTGTCTTTCCTTTCTTTTCTTCATATATAAAAACAACCCTACTAGTAAACCCACTACCGACAGCATCTTCAGGGAGCGCTGCACGTAACTGGCCTGGTGTTGTTGCCCCCAATAAGTGAACCCAAACATTAGGTATCTCTTCCTTTCCACGAGCATGAGTATCATATGTATAACGACTCTCGCAATCATACCACTTACAAAGCATTGATAACATTTCTCTTGATCCATACCCAAGAAACACCGTTAGCTCACTACTGTGTATTGTCATACTAGAATGGTGGATCATGGTACTGTCTTCTGTCTGATCTACAGCTGCACTTTCTTGTAGACTCTTTATTAACTTCTGGCGACTAGATTCATCACTAGCAGCCGCTATACCCAAAGAATCCAAGAATGATTTTCCAACCCTCATTGCAGTTCCTTTACGAGCTGCTGGAGGGCCGACTAATACAATATACATGTTAGGGTAAAATGTTTCTGTTCCCCACTGCAGAACACATTTACGCTCCATGACACTCGCTATGGTTGATAAGGCAACCCAGCGTCTAAATCCAACAGGAGGCTCAGTGTTCTCGGTAAACTCCATGTATGAGTCTACCCAATCATTGAGCACTCTTTTTGACATAATCATCCAGCTCCGCAGATAAATCACCCATGCTAAAGGTATCAACTTTTTTAGCGTTCCACTCGATCATATCTTTCTTGTCGAATGTGAATCCTATTTCAGTATCAACAGGAATAGAAAAGGTCTTTCCCCTCCATTCTAACTCATGCTCCAAACTTTCCTTGACTGCCTTGATAATCTCTATTATGCGTTCGTTTCCCACTGATAATGGGATCTGGTAACGGATACTATCATGGATAGTGTTAAGGAATTGAACCTCTGGAAAAAGATCTTGACGTTGATATAGAAAACAGACTCCGTATGTATTCATTAGTTCTGCGATAGTAGACTGTGGTATGTATGAGTATGCGACTTTAAATAGATCATGTCCCCAGCGATCAAGGAATGTCCTTCTACGCCCGAAACAATTTGTCAGTGTCTTGTTACTTCTGCTTAGTTCCTCACGTACTGTAGCGTGCCATTCACGTACACCCTTGTATATGTGGTGATACTTCTCTACGATGTTCTTAGCTTCTTTCTCTGTGATCTGATAGTAGAGGGCGAAACTTCTATAACCGAGATCATAGTTGAGTCCGTGATTAGCACGCTTTCCCCAATCTCTCTGGTCTTTAGATACTTCCTCTGGTTTGAGTTCATAAATCATACTAGCTGTTTGTGTGTGAATGTCGATACCCTCTTCAAAGGCTCTCATCATCTTACTCTCACCACTAACAAAAGCAACTACACGATTCTCTGCTTGTCCTAAGTCTTGATTGATTAGAATATGACCGTCATCTGCAAGCATGAGTGCGTTCATTTGCCACGGTTGATTCTGAAGATTAGCACCAGTCCCACGTATCGTCTTAGAACTACTGATGCGTCCTTGAGCAGTACCTACAGGATTGAATGAACAGCGTAAACGATTATCAGGATCAAGTTTCATTTCATAATATGTGCCTTGCATCTTACGCTCTTTACGCAGATCAAGTATTACGTCAGCCTCTTTCATCCCTTTAGCACTCATACGCTTAAGTGCTTTGTCGTCTACAGTAATGTTACCATTCTTCGTGTAAGCCTTCTGGCGTTTCTCAATGTAGAAGTATTCCTTCAGTTGCTTAGGACTATTAGGATTCAGTTCCTTTCCCGCTAGTTCATTCAGCTGTTCCTGTAATGCTGTGATGTTACGTGAACAGTCCATAGAAGCATTCTGCATAGCATCAATATCCATCTTGATACCTTTGTTTCCTGCATAGACTAGTGGATGCAATAGACCACGCTGTTTCTCATATGCTTTCCAGTTACCCTGCTTCTTTAGTTCTTCTTCTTGTTTAGGAAAGATTTCCATAAGAACAGCACTGTCCATAGCATTATATCGTCTAAAGATTTCTTCACTGCCAAATGGGTTTTTGAACCATTCCTTGCCGTCATCTTTATAGTACGGTTCCCCGTCACAGTACTGAGCAACAAGGAAGTCTAGCCCTTTAGGAAAGTCTGGGTAGAGTATCCCTGCAGCTATCATCGTGTCTTGCAATGGTTTGCCTACAATGCTATACTTGGAATAAAGAAAGGTAGCATCGAAAGACAAGTTTTGTCCTATCTTCTCAACATTAGGATCTTCTAATAAACCTTCAAGAAGACACATAATGTGAGCCTCTTGCTCAGGGTTCCAGTAATCTACTTGCCCATTAACAAAAGGTATACACACGCTCATATTAGGTTCTGAGGCTATAGCGATATGACTAAGCTCCATACCACGAACCTCAATGTCATAGGCAACGCGGTCTAACTTACGACAACGTGCAATGAACTGTTCAATATCATCCATCGTGGGCTCAAGCACAAGATGCCTATTCCGTATTCTTATCTCGGGAAACTCGCTCTCTGCTCGTACTCTTATGAAATCATTCACAATGTAATAACGAAATAAGAACTCACGTAAAGCAGCGCTCGGGTGTATTACAGGTATGACTTTCTTTCCCGGCAATAGAGTGCTTTCAAGAATAGAACCTCTTTGCTTCGTTACATTAGTCTTTCCTGTTAAGGTGTAAAGAGATACGTTGCCCAAAGCGACAATTACATTAGCATTACTTTCTGCCAAGCGCTGTCGCAAGCGCTCTCTATTAGAGTGATACTCAGGGCTTTCTCTTGTCTTACCTTCTTGTACACGCAAGAATGAACTTATATCATTTCTCGGTGGTCTGAATTGGAACACATTATCTAAGTAACATTGCTGTCTACTTATACCTGCATGTTGTAAGAGTTCAGTTAGTAGTTGTCCTGCTTTACCTACGAACGCACCCCCACAGCGTTCTTCTTCAGCACCTGGGTATTCCCCTACGATAGCTATCTTCTCGTAAGGGCTACCCGCAACATAAGGTGCATCGGTCATATCTTCTCCCCTCTTTTTATTTTTTCACCGACAACTTTATAATACTTCTTCGCCTCTCCTACTCTCTCAGTCTTATTCTTTACAGCACCTTTATTACGAACATCTATACCGCTATAGGCAACCTTGCACGTAAAGCAAGCATAGACATCCGCATTAATAGCACCCCTTAGTCTAGTTCCACACTCGTTGCATGTCATTGATAACTTTTATACCTCCCAGGTTCTCCTTCCATTACCCGCTTTAAATAAGCATTCTTATATTCTTCACTAAGATCAAATCCAAAGCAAGTATTGCCTAAGTTAGATGCAGCCAATAGAGTATTACCACTACCAAGAAAAGGAACCATTATGTGGCCTCCAGGTACTGCAAAGGTCTTTATGACTTCCTCTATCATTTCTATAGGCCGTTCTGTAGGATGTACTTTATGGTCAGGATGTAATGATTTGAAGTTAAATTGATTTGTTCTACCTGCTTGTCTTATTATTGCTGACTTATCTTTACGGGCATAAAAGAACGGTTCATAGACGTTGCCAAGTCTAAACTCAGGATTTCTAGTTTGCCCTTGATGGTCAGTCTTTGTCCAGATTGCAGGTAGATCACACACTTGAAACCCCGCATCTTCCATGCTAGCTAAAATAACATGGTACCACTGAACACCATACCAACACACCATCCAACCATTAGGAGCCAATACACGATAACACTCTTTAAATAGGTTATCTAAAAAATCCTGATAGTCTTCACTGGAAATTTCGTTATAGTTCTCTATGCCGGGACTTGTGTTACGTTCTACACCACGCTTAATTTTATCAAGGGCTATTGCGTACGGAGGATCTATTTCTATAAATGTAGCAGCTCTGTCAGGTACATCTACAACACCCTCAAAGAAATCTTTAACTATATAAGCATTAGTTAAGGAACGCTTGAGACGCTCATTCCCATCATTCTGCAAAGACTTCTCCAGATTCTCCGCAACAACCTTTTCTTCTTTCCGTCTTTCAATCTTTTTAAGCGTCCGTAAGGCTTCACTTTTACTCTTTGCTCTGGATAACTCATCTTCATGTTCCTCCAAACCTCTAGCTAAAGTAAGATCACGACTTATACTAGCTGGACTTGTTCCGAGTAATTTAGCTGTGTCACGCATAGAGTGTCCACCACCTGAACCCATTTGCTTTCCGTGCCGTTCCTCTTGGAGTTTCTGTATTTGATCTCGCAAGTTTACTTCTTCTTTCCAATCAAAGTCATCTCTACTAACATTCTCCATCAGTTCTATTTCTTTTTGATCTAGCTCTGATAATGTGTTAGGGTATACTCTACACGGAATACTTTTAAGTTCAGATAGGACTACAGCAGAAAAGCGTCTACCCCCTGCTAACAACTTATACGTATCATCACCTGTACTCATAACAGCAATAGGTTGTATTACACCTTTTTCACTTATGTCTTTAGCTAATACGTCTATGTCTTTATAATTTTCTCTGGCTCTATCTGAAAATTCTATACTGTCTACGGGGATATTTTGCAGTTCTACAAAGTCTTCACTCATTGTCCAGTCCTTAATGTATTAAGTAATTCATGCAACTGAGCATCATTAAGCCCAGCTAACATCTTCTGTGTGCGTTTAGGTTTACTGCGTTGTTTAGGTTTACTTCTTTCTCGTCTACGGTTTCGTACTTCTAAAATAAGGTTAAGACGTTCCTTCTCCGTTAAACTTGTCAGGCTCTGTTGCTCGCTTATTAAGTCCATCATCAACTCCTTTCATAGCTAAACCTGCAAAGTCAATGTGCTTTTCAATGAGAGACTTCATAACACCTGCTGGGTCTTTCTCTAACTGCTCTACGAATCCTTGTATCAGAGCTCTATACGTATGCTTTCTAAAGCCATGCGGTATACAGCGTACAAGTATTTCGTGTTGGTCATCGGGTATATCAAAGGTTAATCGCATATCTCCTCGTTAAGTAAAAAGAAAGAGAGGCGAGCTTACATTGCCCGCCTCTCGATCTTCAGAATGTTGCTAGAGGGTTACTTCTTTTTGATAAAACGGCGGACACTATTTTGTGGTTCACCATTTAATCCTGTATCCTCAGCGATGATAACCCATCCTTCAAGTCCTAACATATCTTCAGTTTGGATATTGCCACCAGTATCTATACCGAAGCAGTCGCAGAACTGTTTGAAACGGTTGACTTGTTTGACGTAACGCTTTGGATCATCTTCCTTAGTGGATGCAGAAGGAATAGGTAGCCATACACGTATATCATCTACAAGTTTATCATCGGGAACATCAAACGTAAGTGCAAGATTGAAACGGCTAGGATCATTGCGATTAGGAGTTTCCTCCGCACGACCAATCCGTAGCATTACTTCTTCACCATCTTTCAACGTTTTCAGTTCTTCAGCATCATTCAAGTTGACATCTAAGATTCCCATTCGGGTTTCTCCTTTTTTAGTTTAATAAAAGATAAAGACTACTGTGTACCATCTGGAAACACAGTTACGATAATAAAAGATTTTTGAATGGGGTTCCTGAGCCCATAAGTGGTGTAGAAGCGAAGTCTTTGGTCTTCCCATGAGAGAACGATTCCCTCGACTGTCGGTCTCCACCTCTACACCGTTTCTTCTTCTTTAGGATAAAGTTCATTCCACTCACTGTCTGATATGCCCGTCATAAGAGCCTCACGTTGCTCGGACGTTAGTTCTGGGAATAAATCTTGTATAAAGGGACGCATGTTATTAGCACTCACACACTTTATACGGTTTTCAAATATATCTAGGTGCACATCTAAACGGTGAATACGTTGCATTCCTGAGTGTGCACTTTTTACAACTATAACGGTCTTGTGTTCACCTGCAAGCATATCAGCACCATACTTTATTAATGCTTTAAATTCTGTTCCCTCATAAGGAACCATGTTATCTAGTTCTTCCATACTCTTTTCTTCGTAGTAACTATCTTCCTCGTTCTCTAAGTGGTCTGGGTATGACATTAGAATAAACTCTCCTTGTTATCGTTATCACGACCTGCTTTGCGAAGTAAGGCATTGATGTCAGGCTTCTCGTTCTGTTCAAATCTTGAGCCACCCATACGAGTCTCGGCTTTGTAGTACCCATCGTTCTTGGTTAGCAGTGTATGGTTGACACCACCTGATGAGTTCTTAACAAGAGATACATACTTCTCATCGAAGACAAGAGGTACCTTCTCGCTCAGCTTTCCGGCAAGCAAGAGTCCTGTTTCGATCTTACCTGATACCTCATCCTTGATTAGCCCTATGTGTCCAGTTACTAATGTATGACACGGGTATCCCATGAGAACACCAAGCCAATCTACTGCGGTCATCTGTTGTACTAGATAGTCCTGTAGTTCTGGGTTGCCACCTTTGCGTGTCTTACCACGAGTACCTCTACGGAGTATCTCCCACATCATACAGTCAGCCCACTTCGTAGCACTGTCAAGAACATAGGTTCCGATGTGATCGAACAAGCCTTCCTTCTTACGCTGTTCCATTTCTTTCTCCCACTCATTAAATGCGAACGGGTCTTTCCATGAATCAGCCTCCCACTTATTCTCCACGATAATATCACCATTCTTGATACCATCTTGGAGTGCTAACGTCTTGGTTCCACCTGGGTCAAACGAGTCAATGAAGACTGGAGTAGGACATGTGCTAGCTAGCTGTG